AGGATTAGAAAACAATGGATATAGATTCTCTATGGGTAATAGTTATCGACTACCTAATCTATACGAACAGTTTGGTGATTCTTGGGTATCAGCAAATCCTAACTTGTTACCAGAACAAGGACGTGGAACTGAATTAGGATACAAAGGATTATCTCTGTATTACTATAAGTTTGATGAAGGAATAGATTTTGATATGAATGCTTATTCTTATATCAACACTGGTGAATATAGGTCTAGAGGTATTAGATTAGAAAAGAACATTGGTAAGGTATTTGTATATGGTGAGATTACAGATTCAGATAAACTAAGAGTTCCAAACTATAGAACAAAGATTGCATATACAGACTATGGATTTACTATTGAGTATCTAGGAGAGTTTGATAAAGGTGTTGACTTTGATGGTAGACTAATTGACGATGTCAGTACATTTAATATCAGTTATAGTTTCACTAATGGTGCAATAGGTACTTACAAACTTGAGATAGAAGACGCATTAGATAACTCGTATGAGTATATTCCAGACTATGCGGCTGGTGGACGTATCTTTAGACTTAGTTGGAATCTTTTATGGTAAAGGGTCAAATCCTATAGAAGTCCCACATCCACAGGATGATACTTCTCTAGGGTTTGTTATCTTGAAATACTCGTTAAGACCTTGCTTAGTCCAATCTAAAGTAGATTCTTCTAAGTAAGGTAATGACATCTCATCAATAACTATAGTAAACTTACCATAGTCAAAAGCAATATCATCGTCTTTAGACTCATCCGCATACTCAATAACATATTCAAAACCAACACATCCCCCTGAAGTAACACCAAGACGTATCATCTTCATATGTCTGTCTTCAGTTCTCTGAATACATTTCTGTACAGCAGCGTCAGTCAATTCAATCACGGAAACATTGCCCGTTCGAATTTATTATTTTTCTGTTCCCAATCTTCTACTGCTTTTTTTATAGAGTCTTCTGCGAGGACTGAACAGTGGAGTTTGATTGGAGGTAAGTCAAGAGCATCTGCAATTTCTTTATCTTTAATCTGTTTTGCTTCGTCAATTGTTTTGCCTTTAAGTAAGTCAACGAACATTGAACTTGATGCAATCGCACTTCCGCATCCATAGGTTTTGAATTTGACATCTACTATCATCTCGTTTTCGTCTAGTTTCAATTGCAGTTTCATAACGTCTCCACATGCGGGAGCGCCTGCCATTCCTGTTGCAATGTCTGGGTCATTAGGGTCAAATCTACCAACACTAAATTGTTCTGGTGCATTTAATACACCCTCGAATCTGTCTATTACTTTTTGTGAGTATGCCATTATGCAACCCTGTCTAAGTCATCTGTAGCGGGTGAAGCGTCACCATATACTGCTTGACTACTTGAGTTGGTTGTGTTAGTTGTTGTTGATGGTGCAATCACTGTATTACCCGCAGATTGTTTTGCCTGTAATTCATCTAGTTTTGCTTGCAATTTCATTATACGTTCTTCCGTATACATTGCACCTTTACTACCACCCTTACCTTGTTCATTATACTTAACCATACGGTCTTGATTAAGTTTTAGGTGTCTCTTGTAACGTTCTTCTTCTGCCGCCATCATATCTTGTTCAGACTTAGGGGCTCTTTTTGTTTCTGTATAATTGAATCCGTCTTCGTCTGTACCTCGAACTTCATGGAAATCATCGTCTTGTGGTGGTGTAACAACTTGTTTTTCTACTTTAGGAACTACTTTACCTTCTTTAATTTCTTTTACTTCTGGTTCTTCGTCACCACCAAATCCAAAGAATCCTGCTATTGAACTACCAATAGCTTTAAACTTCTGTTTGACAAATCCAGTAATACCACTAAAGATACTTTTGATACCCTCTATCAAATCTGACGCTAGGGTTGAGAACATGTTACCGTCTTTACCATCAAACAGAGACATGACTGCTCTGAATGGGAACATCAATCCATCAAAAATCATATCTTGGAATGAAAACTCAGCAAGTTTTTCTTTGAAGGAGTCGAATCCAAATAGACCCGCAACAAAACCAATTACCATTTTACCAAGGTCAAGTAAACCACCAATAAAACCAGATGTAATTCCCGCAAAGAAACCACTAATAGCGGCACTAATTTTTGCAAAGATTCCACCCTCAGTATCAGTGAACGCTTTGAATGAACCAATAAACCCATCAATGATACTAATGATTGCAACTGTAATCGGCCCACCTAAGAACTTACCTATTCTTTTGAACACATTAAAGAATGGTTTAACGACTTCACCAAGTCGAGCAAAGATACTTCCCCCTTCAGATGCACCTTTTGTAATTGTTTTAAATGTCTCTCCCAGTTTAGAAAAATTCTTGAGTTGATTCCTTATGACATCTGAACTTAGAAAAAACGCTTTTATATTTCTACCGATAGATTTAAAAAAGTCACCTATCTTACCAAAGAACTCAAAGAACTTAGTTGAACCAGAACGAACACTAGCAATAACACTCTTAAACCTTTTTGCAATACTTTCTAGAGTTGTGGTAAATCTACCAAACACTTTAAAGGTATCACCTTTTAAGATTTGTCCTGTTCCAGCTTTACGGAAGATATCTCCTAGTGCATCAAATAACATTGTAATTGGTTTGATTACTCTGTTACTAAAGGCAGTTCTTATAAACTTTGGAGTTATTAATTTGAAAGAGTCTTTGATACCATCAAGAAAACCAACAACAAGTCCCGTAAGTGCCGCACCAATAGCACCAATTACTCCAAGGAAACCCATCCCCTTTGCATCACCTACCATCTGTCCAAATCTAGGTTGGTCGCCACCACTCTTTTCTTTCTTCTTTTCACGTTCCTTTTCAAGATTGTCGCCTGCCTGATTTGCCATAGATTTAAAGTATTGTGCAAAAGATTTATTCAGACTAGCAAGTTCGCTAATCTGTTTCTCGTCTCTTTTTTCACTTTTAATACCTTCAATCTGAACTGCTTCAGTGAGGTGTGATATGGTTAATTCTGCCATTGTCTTATCCGTTTTGGTTTTTCATTCGTTCTTCTTGTTCTTTAAGATATTCCTCTAGTAATACTAGGTAAATCTCCCTCTCCCATGGCATCATATGTTCTATGTCATACAATGAATAATTAAAGTGTTGCATTAACGCAAAGTTGGTCTTAAAATGATTGACCAAATTATCATGCGAGAGGCATATTAAAAAAAATCTTGAAGACCCTCCAGAGTCACTTTATTCTCGTGACCACATGTACATTTAAACTCTACTTCTTTTTTCATGACTGGTACAGTTTTTAGGTATTCACCAACCTTTGTAAACTGTATGTTTGTCATTGAATCTATAAATTCATTCAGTTCTTTTTTACTTACGTCTGATACAAGATGATGTTCGTCTTCTGTCATGATTGCAACCATACAGTCTTCTAACATCATGAATCCAAACTCCGCTTCAGAAACACCTTCACGGAAGTTCTTTACGAATCCATCATAAGTAGGATATCTTAGTTCAATAGAGATATCATCTGTAATCTCAACCACATTGTTTGCATCTGATTTTGTAACTTCAAGAGACGATAAGTCAATATCAACCTCTGTCCTTAACTCACATTCTTCAGCCTCACATTTAAAGTGTAAGGTTGATGTCTCACCAACCGACTTACTACGAATCTGAGTGAACATGTATTCAACATCGAACGTTGCAAGGTCACTTGTTTTAATATCTTCATTCACACATGCGACAACGGTATCGACCATTGCCCTCATTGCCTGTTTCTGGTCTTGCGACTCAAAAGCAGAGAGAAGAAGTTTCTCTTCTTTGACCAAATATGGTCTATATGTGACAACCTTTTCAGATGATGGGATTACCATCTCATACTTTAGATTATCATTTAACTTAGGTAGTGCCATTATATTCTCCAAATATTATAAAAATTTCCTAATCAGTTCACCCGCAAGTCCTTCGACAAAATCGTTTCCTACACGGTCACCCTTTTTTGACTTCCAATTCTTATATGACAGTTGTACCGTCACTTCAAGTAATTGTCCGTCATCACTCAACTCAATTGCATTCAATGTTGTTGGGTATGCTTTATCTAGGAGTAACGTATATGTGATATCGTCACCGAACACCGCATTTAAATCAAACTCACCTTGTGCGAGGTCTAACGGGCCTAGTCTTGGTAATCTTCCTCTAATTGCAGAAGGAATTTTACCAGAGTCAAATAGTTTCTTTTTCTTTATAGGGAAAGAAATACCCTTTTTAATATGTTGAATAATAACAGGATGTGTGTAATCGTTGTAATATCCAACTTCTTTTGTTTCTGCATTTACTGCTTGTTCTTGCCACAGTTCAAAGTATTCTCTGATACCCATATCATTCAAACAATGGAACGTGAGTGTTACGTCATCTACTGCATAACCATATGCAACTTTAGTAACATCAATACCCATTGGTCTTTCTGTAGAAAGAATTTGTCTGCCAGGCAATGACGCTGCTTTACATAACAAGTTTAAGTTACGTGCGTCACCTTTGATAGGTGGTAAGAAAATCTTATATAGACTTCCTAATGCGATTCCCCCGCCAGCACCTACAGATGATTTAAAATCGTCAATACGAATACTCATTAGTCTTTACCTATTGCCTGTCTTGAATCATAGAATACTTTCTGTGAGTTCGATTTACGGAACTGTGCAGTCGGTAAGAATGTTGCAATCTCCCACTCTGGAGCAGGAACTTCTGCAAACTTACTCTTGACATGTGAATTCAAGTAGTGTTTAAAACATGGTTTGTAGTATCGCAACTTTGCAATACCCTGTAATCTCTTGTAAGTAATATTAAACTTTGCATCGTCAGAGTTCTTACTGGACGCAACTTCCATCAATGCATCCAACATTTTTGCACGAAGGATAGGTGGAAGATAATGAAGGTTGATTCCATAGAATCCACCCTCTGCTGGCCCGACTACAATAATCAATGGGAATGCATCATAGTATGGAAGTTTATCTTTAGTCTTTGGGTCATAGAAAAACATCTGCATAGAACCAATAATACCGCGATTCGCTCTTTGTTTTATCTGGTCTTCTTTCATCAATGCTTCACGATTGATAGACCGCATGTTAGATGCTTTCTTTCTGAACCATTCACGGGATTCTTTGGTACGGGGAGTAACTCCCGCACGGAATGCCTGTAATTCTAGTCTGTTGAATATATTACTCATAGTTCTATTTATACCAATTTAACTTATCTTTCTTATATCTTTCGAGGTTTTTGAAATATTTCTTTACGTCTTTTCTTGTTATATCGGGTAGTTTTTCTTCGTAAGTCTCTCTCAAGTCATATCCTAGTTGTTTGTACCAACCCATATGCCATCCAGATAGACTTTCTGGTCTTCCTAGTTTGATTATTCTGTCTGATTGATACTTAGTAGTCCATTCTAACATGTCAATTTGGTCGTAATTTCCACTTGGATGTACCCATACTTGTTGAAATGTTTTTTCTGCACGGTTTTTTAACTCTTCCTTTAGAGCAGCATCTTTTGGAAAATTATCTACCATTTGTCGTAAAGAGGGGTTTGGGTTTATTACTCTCTTTACTTCCCAGTGTTGATAATAGTAATTTTCTATAGCTTTATCTAAAAGAGTTTTATCTCTCCACGTGTATCCATATTTGGACGGGTCTTTTTCTATATCTGAAACTGCATCAACACCATCTGAGACATGTTGTGATATATACAATGGATGTATTGTAACTTGATTCCACCAATACTTATTCAACCATTCTCCAGATTTATCTAAAGTTTCAAATGTTTCGTGAGGTAATCCCGCAATCATTGTCAATGTTTGATTGTAATGATTACCAGTATGTCTATTCTTCTTAAAATACTCTGCGGATGCAAGTAATCCCTCTTGCATCTGTAATGGAGAAAAACCTTTGTTAATAGATTTACCAGATGCATGGTTAAATGTTTCAATACCCATAGACTGACTGGTGAATCCCATATCAATCATATTGTCCCAGTCTTGTTTTGCTCGTCTTATTAACAAGTCACCACGAATAAATCCATGGAACTGAGGTTGAAAGGGAAGTTTTCTTACAACGTCTGCAAACTTTGATATGTACTCAGAACTTGCATTAGCGGTCTCATCTGCAAGACAGTAATGTGTTACACCCCATTTCTCATAGTTCTCTCTTAGTTCTTCTTCAAAGTTTTCTGCATGTCTACTATGGTCACCCTTAACACCTAACGGGGAGTAGTCACAGAATGTACATTTGAATATACATCCTCTAGACAACTCCATGGTCAATACTTCATCCTTTTGTATAAAATCTCTTTCTTCGTATGATGTGTGTGGATTCTTATGAGGAAATGCGGGATAGTCATTAAAACAATCCATAATAACAAATTCCTTTCCTACCATGTCTATTTGATTGAAAGGATTAATTTTGACTTTTACTTTAGGGTGTTTTGCATTACCAGTAAAATAATCACACAGAGCGACAATTGCATGTTCTCCATTACCTATACAAAAGTAATCGACATTTTCGTGTCGGACAACATTAACTAGTTTATTTGCACCTACTACGATTTTTACCCAAGGGTATCTTTCCTTAATGTGTTTTATGAGTCTGTTTTGTTTTCTTACTATAGGTGGTGCTTCGTGAATTGAATATGTGAAGAACACACTGAACCCTATCCATTTGGTATTCTTAGTGATTCGAGTTTCACAAAATTCATGTAGTTCACTATCGTCCCATGCCTCAAGAAAGTCTACAACTTCAATGTCCCACTTCCCAGTATTTCTTAAATGGGTTGCAATCCTATGAGCGCCCGTTCCCCTAACTGGCATTTCTTCCCAATTACCAGAATCATAAACTGCATGTTCTGGAACAAATCCTTTACCTATCGGGTATGTAAAGGACGCACCAGTTATTATTAATCCATGGTGTTTCATCTTTTTCTTTTGGTGAAAGGTCTCAGTGGTTTTGTTGATTTAGGAATAAGAGACTTGAGTGGTTCATTCTTTTCAGTCCAGATAACAAATCTCCATCCACGGTCTTTTGCATATTCATTTGCCGCTTCCCACTTATTTATATTCTTTACGTAAGTCATACTTTCAGATATAAACTTTTTAGTTCTGCGACTACCTGTAGGAATTCTAGTCTCTTTATCTGGTTTAATCTCAACCAACCAAGTCTTACCATCTTCCATGACCATTTTTAAATCCATAAAATATCTATGATAACGCTTGTCAACTTCATATAAGTATGGTATAATAACCTCTTCAGAAGACCATTTTACTACTTTGGGGTTGTTATCACACCATTTGAATGCATGTTTCTCCCACAGAGAACGATATACCACAACAGTATGGTCTCCCTCGTACTTCTTTGTGTTTTTTACTCTGTATCTACCCGAATATGCCATAAAAACCTTATAAATAAAGATAACTGATTTATAACCTATTTATAGAGAAATTACAATGCCGACAGTCACAAACATTCAAGACGTACAGGTAGGAGATACTTTAACTTCTGCACAAATAGTTGAAGCAGCAACTGGTAGAAAGCCTGGCATCGAAGAAAACAAAAGTCGAAAAGACTTAGAGTATCCACTTAACAATCCTGACGAATATAAAGGTCGTTTAATCTTTAACGTAATGAAAGAACCTGAGACTGACCTTGGTAATATTTCAGAAGCAGCAACTTCTTTTGCAAAGTCTGTTGGGGCGGGTTTAAAGAATGCACTTAAAACTGAAAACCCTGAAGAAGTTGCAAAAGCAGTTAAATCTCACAAAGGTGAAGATAACGTTCCTATTATTAAACAAAGACCATTAATTAAACTTGATAGACAAGTATCGATGTATCTACCTGTTGGTCTACAATACCGTGATAACGTTGCATATGAGAATATGGACTTAGGTGGTGCGGGTGCGGCTGCGGAAAGAGGATTACAATCTGGTTCTGGTGCTATTAAGAATTTGATTGAAGGTGGAATGAAAACTCTGAGTGCGGGTCTTAGTGGTGCGGCAAACAAAGATGTTGCAAAACTAGGTGTTGTTAAACTTGCATCTAAGTTACCTGACGAAGTATCGGGTGCATTCAAATCAGCAGCGGGGGTGACAACTAATCCAAACACTCGTGTATTATTTAAACAAGTTAATCTTCGTGAATTTGCATTTGCATTTAAGTTCATTGCAACTTCGTCAAAAGAAGCAGAAGAAGTAAAAGAGATTATTAAACTATTTAGAACAGAACTATATCCAGAGAATATTAATCTAGACGTGGGTGGAAGTCAAGTTTCTATTGGTTACAAGTTTCCCAACAAATTCCAGATTGATATTGAATATGATGGAGAAGAGATTGCAACAAGAATTAAACCGTGTTTCCTTAGAGATGTTAGTGTAACATATAATAACACATCAATGACTATGCACAATGACGGGAACTTTCAAGAAATCGAAATGTCATTATCATTCCAAGAAACAAGAACACTCAACAGAAAAGATGTAGAGGAAGGATTCTAATGACAACAAAATATTTTAAAAACTTTAATATTGTCGGATATAATTTTGGTAATGAGACCTCTTCAGTTCTCTTCGATGACCTCTCACAATATGTAGATATTATTGATGGACTGAAAGATAATGTTTCTTTCTATGAACAGTATACTGTAGTTGCGGGTGAAAGACCTGATACTCTTTCATACAAGTTATATGGAACTACTAATTATTACTGGACATTCTTTCTTATGAATGACCACTTACGTGAGTCTGGATGGCCAATCCCTACATATGAACTATTGGATACTGCAAAAACAAAATATCCATATAGAATTGTTACAACAAACTCAGATATATCAACATCATTTCCAGTTGGTCAGATTGTAACTGGAGTAAATAGTGGTACTGTCGGTACTATAATCAAACGAAACCTTGACATGGGTCAATTAGTAATTGATACTTCATTAACGCCTGGCGATTACTTTGGTAAATATCCTAACCTTGAAAACTTTGGCCCTACAGAGAACATACAATACACTGCTCAAGATGGTGCATTCTATACTGCAACACTTGTTAAAGAATCTGAACAATACAATGCAGTTCATCATTACGAAGATACTAATGGTGTATGGCAAGACTTGACATTATTTGATTTTGATACACCAAATCCTCTCTGGAAACCTGTCACTTATAGAGATAGAATTGAAGCAAGGAACGATGAATTAAAATTTATTAATGTTTTAAAACCCGATGTGGTAGACAACGTAGTTAGTGAATTCAATAACTTTCATAAAAGAGTAGGTTAATGTCCACATCTCAACAGTTCAAAATAACTGAGGCATCAATCTCGGCAGACCGTTTCGGTGGATTTGCATCAAATTCTTTTGATGTTCGTACATCTGTTGCGGAATTAAATATATTTGAAAGTTTAGATAAACCTTATTTGACGGGAACTGTTGTTATTCTTGATGACAAAGCATTGTTTGATTCAATGAATTTTCAAGGAACAGAACGATTTCGTATAAAACTTTCTTCTGCGGATGAAACTTTAGATACCGTATTCGAACGTACCTTTATGATGACTGGAATCGAGCGTTCGGTCAAGGGAAATGATAACGGAAAATCTAGTATGTATGTTATTACATTACTAGACGAACATGCATATCTGAGTAGTCTAACAAGAATTAGTAAATCGTTTAACGGACGTATTGACAAGATTATTATTAAACTTCTTGCAACTCAAATGAATATGGATGTGGACGTTTCTTATTTGTTTAGAGGTGACGGTAAAGAATCTCTACCTGTTCAATCTAATATGAAAGGTATTATTCCTAACCTGAGTCCTATACAAACAATTAAATGGTTGATACAAAGAGCGACCACAGTTACAGGGTCACCTTTCTTTGCTTATGCATCTATGCATGATGACAATCTTCGTCTAGGTAATTTAGATGCCATGTTATCACAAAAAGCGTTTAACTCAAAATTACCTTACACATATAACCCAGCAAATGTTTCTAGTGCAGATACCCAATCGGAAGTAGAAAAAACATTTACTATTAAAGCATTAAAAACATCTAAGATGGGAAACACATTGAAACTTATTCAAGAAGGTGCAGTTTCATCACAGATGTCAAATACTAATCTTAACACAGGACAAATATTTAGTCAACACTTTTCAATAAGAAATACCTTGAATAAATTAAATAATCATGGTATAATTGGAGAGTATCAGAATGTATTTGATACTGAGTTTAAGATGGACGAATCTCTTGTAGATACTTTTGAATCACAGAGGTTTCATACAATAACATCTAGTGGTACATATGGTAGATTTAAAAGTTACCATGATGAGTTTGATGCGACTAAGTTTGAAAAGAAACTTGAAAGTAAAGCATTACACAATACTCTATATAAAAACATGATGAATGTAGTTATTGAAGGTGCGGGATTTATTGTTTCGAAAGCAAGTGTTGGTGACATAGTAAATTTAAAAATTGTAAATGATAATACAGAACAAGATAGAAATGTCGGTGAAGATGACTTAATAGATAAAACTAAATCTGGTAATTGTATTATATACGATACTAGACATACTTTCTCTGGAACACAACACACGGTGTCTATGAACGTATGTAAACTGGAGAAACTTTCATAATGAAACCAATTCTTTCAGAGTATTATGGTGATAACACACGATGGTTTATTGCAACTGTTGTGGATTCTTCACCACCATATGGTTTTGAAGGACGAGTAAAAATTCGTGTACATGGATTACATACCTCGTCTACTAAACTAATACCTCAACATGACCTACCATGGGCGCAATGCGTTGTACCTACAACAGAAGGTGGAATATCTGGTATTGGAAGAATGCCACAGGTTCAACCTAATGCATTGGTCTTCGGTATGTTTATGGATGGTGTAAATTCACAAACACCTATTGTATTAGGTAGTCTACCGCATATTGAATTACCTACAAGAACTCAACTAGGTCAAGTGGGTGAAGATATTGGAGAAGATAACAAACCAGAAGGTCTGTGGCAAAGTGTTATTGCCGCAGTAAAACCAAAAGATGTTGATATACAAAATGACAATAGTGGTAATATTAATAATCTGGTAAGATTGTCACGAGAAAAAACTGCGGTCAAGTTCTTTTTAAATCTTGGATATACTGTTAAACAATCTATAGGTTTAGTTTCTGGTCTTGAGATGGCTTCTGGTTTAAGAACTGGTGTTAATGTTCAATCAAGTGGTCTTGGAAGGTATTCTAGAAAAAGGTATAATGATTTACAAAACTTTTCTAATGACTACAATCAATTTATGGTTCAACTTGCCTTCATTGCATACGAATTAAATGGGTCACAAACAAACGCAAATATAAAACTACTACAATCAGATAAGTTAGAAGGTTCTGATGGAGTGTGTAGGGTAGTGTGTAAGTATTATATTCAAGATGAGTCTCTTACAAAACAGTCAGAACTTGCCGCACGAAGAATGATGGATAGGATAGCATAATGGCATTAAACAAATCTTCACTCAACAGTACAATAAACTCTGAAATCAATAAACAGGTTGAAGGGAATGCTAATTATGCCTCTAGTGCTGTAAACACTATCGAAGATACATTTGCAAAGACCACAAGTAAAATTGGTAAGGTTGATGGAGAAGTCTTAGGTGGAGTTCAGTCTTTAGGTTCGTCTGCTCTTGACGGAAACGAAGTATTAAAAGATGGTATAGGAAAACTTACAGATAAGATTCCTAGTTTAGGAGGTACTGCAACTGCACAATCATCCATACCAAACCTTTTAGGTTTATCAGAAGCAGACCCTACTGCATCTGCAATGGAAGCAGTTGGTGGTGCATCACCCAAAGACCTTCAATCCGCAGTAGATAAAGTAACAACTATCTCTGGTGAATCGATGACTGATATATCTACATTTACTGCCAGTATTGCTTCCGCTGATGAACTAACAAGTATTACCGCTGCTCTTCCTTCTTTAGAAATTCCTAGTCTTGATGCAGTCGTAGGTGAGATTACCCCTGTTGCAAGTCTGAGTAGTCTTGGAGATGGTGTGAAGGATGCAGTATCAGATGCAACTAGTATTGGTGGTCTTAGTGCGTCACTCCCGTCACCAAAGAATACATTAAGTAATTTCGGTAGTGTTGGTGATTTAGTTTCAAGTGGATTGAACGATATTACAACCGCTGCTACAGGATTTGTAAATGATGCAACCAAGTTTGCAGATGACTTTGCATCATCGATAGACAAAGGTGTCAGTGGAGTTTTACAGAATCTTGCAGAGGGATTGACAGGACAAGCATCTTCTTTCCTCGCTAATATTGTGCCTGGCGGTATTAGTTCAACTGAAGCAGAGAGAAGAGAAATATTAAGACAGTTTTCAACAGGAGACCCAACAGAAAAAACTAAAGCAGTTAAAACACTGACATCAAAATCTAATAACGTGTCTCCTGAAATGAAAAGTATTATTGATAAAGTAGAAGCGACTACACCTAATACATTGTCAGATAAAGTTGCAAACGAAGCAAAAAAACAAGGTGTTCCTCAAGAAAAAATAGATGTAGCTATTGCAGAATTACAAACAATTGATAATAGTTTAGAACAACTTGATACAACTATTGGTGGTACAGTTGTTATTGACCAGAGTATGTTTGATGAAGACTTTTCTATTGGTCAAAATGAATCTAAGTGGTCTGGTCGTACATCTAAAGATGATGTGTTTACATACGTTGCATCTGTAGAGGAATTAGATGCAGATTTCGCTCGTGTAGAAAGACAAGTTACAGAAGTAATCGTCCACGCAACGGAAACATTCACCAATAAAGACATTGGTGCAATAGAGATAAATAACATTCATAACGAATTAGGACACGATGGTATTGGTTATCATTATGTAATTAGAAGAGATGGTAGACTTCAACGTGGTAGACCTGTTAATAAGGTTGGAGAACACGCAGTAGTAAATGGACATGATGTATATTCAATTGGTATTGTAATGGTTGGTGGTATAAATGTATCTGCGGGAGATGATAACCCTGAAACTTATAGGTCTTCACAATCATTTACTCGTGAACAATATACGACACTAGAAAAATTTATTAGGTCATTCTATCGTAAATATTCTGGTGGACAAGTATTTGGACATAATGATATTGATGTACAAGAAGAAGACCCATACTTTGATGTGACCGATTATATTGAATCAGTATTTAGAAAAACTAATATAACCACTGACCCATCTAGCAGTTCACCATTAAGTCCATCCGAGATTAACGTACAATGACAACTAAAAAAGATAATTACAGAGAACGAGTTAATAAACTAGGTGAGGGTACAGAACAGACTCTTGGTGTTTCTATTGATGGAATGCAAGACCCTACTGGTGAATATCCTAAAAGAGATTATAACTTCGGAACAGGTATCAATAAAGCTGCCCGTGGTATAAAGATTAATGACCTTTACCTTGGGGGTGGAGACGTTGGTGTATCTCTAGGGGTACAATCACAACGTCCTTCCGAATATCCTTTTAACCAAGTATCAGAATCTTTATCTGGTCATGTTGTAGAATATGATGACACGCCAGGCGGTGAACGAGTATTAATTAAACACCGTAAAGGTGCGGGTGTAGAGATGAGAGCAGATGGTTCTGTTCTTATTTCTGCGGTAAACAATAAAGTAGAAGTCACTGGTGGTGACCAAACTGTTATTGTTGAAGGACATGGTAACTTAGTCTACAATGGTAATCTTAATCTTAAAGTAACAGGTGATTACAACATAGATGTTGGTGGTAATTATAATGTCAATGTTGCGGGTAATTTAGTAGAGTCTATCGAACATAATTTAAAAACAACAGTCACAGGTAATACTAATCTAACAACAAAAGGTACAAGAAACCTAAAGACCGTTGGAACAAACACTCATATGATGTTATCAGATAATAATCAGTTTGTCAAGGGTAATCATAAACATCTTGTTGAAGGTAATATTGACCAAGCATCTGAAGGAAAGATATTTGTATCTGGTAAAGAATCCTATGCAGTATCATCTAAGAACACCAATATCACGGGTGCGAAGTTCGTATCAGTATTGGGACAGAAGGGTGCAATCGGTGGTAAGAAGGTTGACTTTACTGGTAATGTGTTCCAAGGTAATGAAGGTGCAATGGCAGAATCTTCTGGTGCAATCTTCCACGGTACATTCAAGGGTATTGCAGACGAAGCGATTCGTTCATACAATGCGAATGTAGCAGGATTTGCCGAAGTATCTGACCTAACACATGGACAGTCATATGCGGAAGCAGCAACTTCTGGAAGTGCGGTTGGTGATACTCATACAGCAGCAACCAAGGTACAGGCGGTTATTACAGGGGAAGACCCACTGACTCCATTAGTAGTAGTAGGACACGCAACCTCTGGTTCATATGCAATCAAGAATGTTGTGGTCGATGCAGATGATTCGTTAAAGAATAAAATCTTATTGACCGATGATTACGAGAATGTATTTGATAAGATACCAACTACCCAAGAGATTCGTTCTGCATTTAGAAACAAGTCTTCTCGTGATACTGTAGGTGGTATTCTTGTTTCAGAAGAAAGACTAAACCCAGACTACAAAGCTACAACTCCACCTTCAATTGGAAGAACTGCAAAGAAATCTCCATCATCTAGATTTGGATTTGAACCGATTGGTAATGCATTAGAGAATAGAGGTAAAAGGTTCACACCATGATAATATTAGTAGACCCAGTATATAATCCAGAATTTCAAAGTAGTATTAATTCTGCAACTAGACTAGCAAAAGGTGTGACCGTTGCCAAGTTCTTGGGTGCATATGGAGATAGAACACCGTTCAATCATGTTGAAAGTGCATCTGTAAGGAAACAAACTGCAAGAAATCTATATCTTCAAGCAGAAGCAATGAGTATTATTAACGGTAATACAGAAAACTTTAACAAAGTAAGACTAGTAGTATCAGAAGGTTTGTATGACCTGAAATCTATTGATGCGGGTGATGAAACCATGCAGAAGAAATCTGACGGTAGATTGGTGTATTATCAAGTAATCGATAGAGAAGGAAATGTTGACCTAGAGAAAACATTTGATGTTGCAGAGTATTGGAAAGATTATATTAATTTTAAGAACATCTACTTAGATTATGACACATACAATCCAGATAAAACACTTACTGGTCAGATTGGTCTAGAGTTTCCGACTGTTCCAAGTAGTTTTGATATAACTTTTACTAAGGATGTTAGTACTCATTTTAATAATGAGTTAATGAGTAAAAATGAATTAGTAGAAATTAAAGAGAAAGACTAAAAAAGGTTATAAATAGAAGTATGGCAATACGTAGAGCATTCGCACAGGAAGATACTAATCTCCAATCTGCTACAGTAACAACTAGTAGAGAGAGACAGTATTCTGACGTTGACCTTTCATTTAAGGTGAAACCTACCAGTGGAGAAATCTTCAAAAAACTGGATGGTGCCGCAGTGAAACAGTCAATCAAAACACTAGTTATGACAAATAGACTAGAGAAACCGTTTCGTCCTGATTTTGGTGGAGATGTAAGGGGACAATTGTTCGAATTAGCGGACAAAGGAAAGTCTTCTATTCTACGTAGAGGTATAATACAGAACATAGAAGTATATGAACCCAGAGCAGAAGTCCTTAATGTGATTGTAAAAATGCAACCTGATAGACACAGTCTGGACGTAACTATTAAATTTAAGGTAGTGAATACAACCGAAGAAGTAGAATTCACCACAACATTAGCAAGGTTAAGATAACATGGCAACAACAATAAAATCGACATCGTTAGATTTTGATGCAATCAAAAACAATCTAAAAACTTTTCTCGCAGAAAAAAATGAGTTTTCAGACTTTAATTTTGAAGCGTCTGGATTGTCAAACATCCTAGATGTTCTTGCATACAACACACACTACAATGGTTTAACTGCTAACTTTGCATTGAACGAATCTTTTCTTGGTACTGCACAATTACGTAGTTCATTGGTATCTCTTTCAGAAGGTATAGGATATATTCCAGATTCTAAAACATCTTCTCAAGCAATTATTAAGATGTCTGTAAATTTAAGTGGTGTTTCTGGTCGTACTGCAACCATTCAAATACCTAGTGGTTTTAAATTCAATTCAACCGTTGATACTACAGAATATGTGTTTCAAACTCTAGAAGATTTAACTGCAAGTGATAATGGTGAAGGTCTGTATATATTTAAAGATGCGTCTGGTAATGAAAACATTAAAGTATTCGAAGGAACAGAAAGAGTAAAAACTTTCCTTATAACAAGAAAAGAAGAAAATGCAGTTTATATTATTCCAGATGCAAATATGGATATTGATACTGCGGTGGTTCGTGTCTATGAAACGCCTGGCGCTTCTGCATTCGCAACATATACAAACTTACTAAAAGCAACAACAATTAACATTGCATCAACATTGTTTATTCTAAAAGAATCACCTAATGGATTCTTTGAACTAACTTTTGGTAATGGAACTACTTTAGGTAGAGCCCCAGATGCGGGTAATAAAGTTGTTGTGACATATCTTGCCTCAAGTGGTTCTGAATCAGATACCGCTAAAGTATTCGAACCACAATCAACAATATCAGTTGCGGGTGGTAACTACTCTGTGGTTGTTAGTACTGTTGCAAATGCAGTTGGTGGTGGTGAGAAAGAAAGTATTGAATCCATTCGTAAGACTGCACCTTTTCAGTATGCAACTCAGAACCGAATGGTAACTGCGGTTGATTACTCTACCCTAGTATTAAGAAACTTTTCCACATTAATCAAAGATATAAAATCATTTGGTGGTGAAGATGCACTTGACCCTAAGTTTGGGACAATCTTTATGTCAGTATTATTTAATGCAGATGTAGATTCAGTAACAGAAGACGTAACAAAACAATCTATTATAGACCTTTCGAATCAATTATCAGTAGCGTCCTTTAGTTTAGAGTTTATTGACCCAGTAAAAACTTTTATTGAGACAGAAGTATTCTTCCAATTTAATCCTAGCTTGACTACACTTTCTAGAAATACAATTCAAGATAATGTCAACACAACGATTAGTGATTACTTTACTGATAACACAGGTAAATTTGGACAATCATTTAGACGTTCAAATCTATTAACTTTGATAGATGACGTAAGTCCCTCAATCTTATCATCTCGTGCAACAGTTAGAATGCAGAGAAGGTTCTCACCTACATTAACTAAGATTCAAGACCATACATTAAGATATGCTGCTAATATTTCTGAAACCGATGATGTAAATTATATCATTACTTCAAATGCGTTTCAATATAAAAATAAGACATGTATCATTAGAAACAAACTAAACACTAATAAACTAGAAGTATTTAATCAGAATGACCGTATTGTTATAGTAGATAACGTTGGTTCATTTACTAAGGACACTATTAGTATAGTAGGATTACAAATAGATAATTTTGTTGGTTCAGAATCATTTATTAAAGTAAGTGCAGTCGCAGCTAATGAAAGTGCAATTACTCCATTCAGAGAAGATATTATTGAACATGATAAGAGTCAATCGTTTAGTCGTATCGTAGATGTTGACACTGGAGTCACTACGTAATGGCAATAAACCATCTACATGGCAAGAACGATACTCTGATTGATTTAAATAGGAGAGATATTACCTTTCCTAAAAATCAAATCCAAGAGGTTCTTCCTGAGTTCTTTAGAGGTACATATCCAAAACTCATAAGTCTTTTGGAGGAGTACTATCATTTTGAGACGGGGTCTGAGTCTCCTTCTCGTTTGATTAGTGAGTTGTTCCTTAACCGTGATATTACTCAGAATGATATAGAACTTTTGTCCTATATCGAAGATGAACTTTTATTGGGTCAATCTTTCTTTGAAGGATTTGCAGATAAAAGAGCTGCAGCAAAGTATTCAAATACATTATATCGTTCAAAAGGAACATTGTATTCAATACAACAATTCTTTAGAACATTCTTTTCCATTGACCCAGACGTAATCTATACTAAGAAAAATATATTTAAGGTTGGGGAAGAGGATTCTAAGATTGGTTTTAACTCTCAGAAGTTTATTACCGATAACAAATTATACCAGACTTTTGCACTACTTGTCAAGTCTGAAATTGCAGAAACAGAATGGAAAGAACCATATAAGTTGTTCGTCCATCCTGCTGGCATGTTTGTTGGTAGTGAAGTGCAAATTGTATCTGTGGGAACAGATGAAATTACCGCTCCATTAGTTCAACTTGAACCACCACCACCTATTACTATTGAAAATACAGGGTCGTTCAATGTGTTACCAACACTAGATTTAACTGCACTTGTTGATGACCTATATAGTGATTCAGATGGTATGTTAAGTAGAATTAATGCAGAACTTACTGATATCAGAGGGTTCAGACCAAATACTATACAGACTATTGAAAATCAGTATTCATCATTAAGAGAAGCACAAACTGCAACATCTCCAACATTTGATGATTCTGACCAGTTTGAAACAAATGGTATGGATTTATCAAATCATTTCCATTGGGAAACGATTGACCAAGAGAAACATATTTTTTATAGTGCAGATAGTGACCAATACCTAAAAAGTTTTACATTATAGTGTAAAAGACTTATAAATAGATTAAACAGACGGATTATCAAATGGCGAAACAAACACTAAACAGAGGAACTACAGCAAACGATGGTACAGGTGATACCTTACGTACTGCTGCTCAGAAAATAAATGAGAACTTTACAGAACTCTACACCTCTATTGGTGGAGATTCTGCTACTGCAAACGTAAAACTTGCAGCGGGGGGTGCAATCTTTGAAGGATTGGCAGTGAATGCCCACCAGACTATAGTTTCTCCAGTTGAACCAACACAAGATAATAACGTCTATATTCCAGATGACAGTGGAACATTAATATTAGACTCTTGTTCTCAGACATTATCTAACAAGACTATTCTTGTTCCGACAATGACAACACCTAAGATTCGAGATGCGAATGCAAGTCATACGTACAATGTAACCGTAGGTGATATAAGTGCAAATCGTAATATTGCGTTACCAGTCCTACAGAGTAATGATACATTTGTATTTGCAAATGCAACACAAACGTTACTCAACAAAACTATTGGTGGATTGACAGTTAACAATCCTAAGTTTGGTGGTATCTCAGGCGGGTCTTTACTAGTAGATAGTGCAGACAACGAATATTTAAAATTTGTAAAGACCGCAAGTGCAGTTAACTTTGTTACTATGTCAAACAGTGCCACAGGTAACAGTCCATCTATTGATGTAGACGGTGGTGACGCTAACATTAGTCTTGAACTTGCTGCAAAAGGTACTGGTGCGGTTGAAATTAAAAACAAACTTGTTCTTGAAAAAGGAACAGATGTTGCATCAACAACTGCTATTGATTTAAACGAACCATTAACAGTATTTAATTCTGGTTCACAAATCCTTCCAACTATCGGAGATGGAACAATTCAAGGGGAAGTAAAATACTTCAGTAACGTTGGTGCGGGTGAAGCAAGACTTACTGTAGGTAATACTTCAAATATCCATGGTGTAAGTAATAATGGCCATATCTCTTTCGGAGAAGGTGACGGATGTATACTAGTATGGAACTCAACTAAAAGCAAATGGTTTTTCGTGTCAAATAATGGCACAACAATAGGGTAATTGAAATGGCGATTATAACTCAAGATTTAAAGAAACAAGTATTAAAGGATATCAAATCAGATTTTGATTCCGCAAGTGAAAATTACTTTGCAGTAATAGGTCGCTCTGAAGATTGGAACGATTCTGACGTTGCACCAACTGTAATAAGTTCTGCAAGAGAAGAAAGAAACTTCCGTCTTGGAATACAATCTGCAAAAAACATTATTGATTTATCCTTTGTTGTTCCCAGATATAACTGGTCTTCTGGTGCAATTTATTCTGCATATGACGATGCGTCAGTAGGATATCCTGCTCAGTCATACTATGTTATGAATGACAATAACCAAGTATACATGTGTATTCAACAATCTAGAAATGCGGCAGGACAAGCACAGACATCAACTGTTCAACCTACAGGTAATACAACGGGTGTTGCATTTGATACCGCAGACGGTTACATTTGGAAATTCTTATACTCTATCAGTGCTTTAGACGCAAACAAATACATCTCTGCAAACTATTTACCAATTAAATTACAGGGTGCAACTGACTCAGATTCACCCGCTGCTGACGTTGAACAACTTGCAGTTCAGAATGCGGCAATTATAGGACAAATTACAGGTTATCAGGTTGATTCGGGTGGTAGTGGATATTCAAGCACACCAACAGTCAACGTAACAGGTAACGGAACAAAGGCAAAAGCAAACGCAACAATTTCTGGTGGACAAGTAGTTAAAGTAGAACTTATCGATAGTTCTGGTGCATACACATTAGGTTCAGGATATGACTATGCAGATGTTACTATAACGGGTGGTGGAGCTCCAACTAAACCAGCCGCAGTTAGAGCAGTTATTAGTACTCCAATAGGACTTGGGGGAGACCCAAGAGATGACCTTCGTGCTACCTCAATTATGTTTAACGCAAAACCATCTGGTGCAGAAGGAAATGACTTTATTATTGGTAATGACTTCCGTCAAGTTGGTTTAATTAGAAATTTAAAAGATAGTGCGGGTACAGTAGACTTCACTGCCTCTACAGGTATTGGTCTAAAGAAACTAGTATTATCAAGTGTAACTCAAGGGTTTACCGCAGATAACCAGATATTAGGTTCAACTTCTGGAATCAAAGCATTGATTGATAAAGTAGACTCTTCTAATATATGGTATCACCAAACCGAAGAGACTGGTTTCGGTAATTTTGGTTCAGGTGAGAACATATCAGAAACAAATGGTAATGGTGCGGGAGTTCTAAACGGTTCTTTCCATCCATATGTAAACCCAGAAATTGACACTTTCTCTGGAGAAGTACTCTACATAGATAACCGTGCAGCGGTTACTCGTAGTGCTGACCAGACTGAAGATATTAAAATCGTAATCCAAATTTAAGGTATAGACATGCCAAAGACATTTACATCTAACGTATTCCAATCAACCTATAAGGATGATTTTAAGGACAGTGATAATTATCATCGTGTCCTTTTTAACAGTGGTAGAGCGGTTCAAGCACGTGAACTTACTCAACTACAAACAATCATTCAAGAGGAAATCGGGAGATTTGGTCGGAACGTCTTTAAAGACGGTGCTGCCGTAAATCCAGGCGGCCCTCACGTCAATAGTGATTATGAATTTATTAAACTAGATACTTCAGTAAGAACTTTACCAGACGATACTTCTGTTTTAATAGGACTTGAGTTCACACATGCCGCAACAAGTACTGCTGCAAGAGTTCTAGAGGTCGTGACTGCTACAGGTTCAGACCCAGCAACACTATATGTTCAATACACAAACACCTCTGGTGGTGACGTTGGAACAAACCCAGTTCGTATGCAATCGGGTGTAGATATCACAAGTGGTAGTTTTACATTTACAACACAATCAACAAACACTATTGCAAACCCTGCTGTAGGACGTGGTTGTCAAGTATCAAATGCTGCGGGTGATTTCTTTACTCGTGGTCATTTTGTATTCGCTAAACCTCAATCACTTATTATATCAAAATATACAAGATATCCTACTAAAGTTATTGGTTTTAAAGTAACAGAAGATATTATTACTGTTGCGGATACTAATGAATTGTATGATAATCAGGGTGCAAATCCTAACCTATCTTCGCCTGGCGCTGATAGATACCGAATTAAACTTACTTTAACAACAAAAGATGACGTTGCCTCAGATGAAAACTTTGTCTTCTATTGTGATATTGTTGATGGTAATGTAGTTGACCAAGTAACTGGTGCAGATAATTACAATGCACCTAATACACTTGTTGCACAAAGAACAAAAGAAGAGAGTGGAGATTATATTGCAAAAGACTTCACTGTTGATTTCAGTGACTCAGCGACTAATCTAGTCGCATCTGTATCAGATGGTGTTGCATATGTAAACGGACATCGTGGTGCAACAGAAAAACCTACACCTATTACTATTCCAAAACCAAGAACTGATGTAACTTTAGAGAATGAAGTAACTGGTATTAGTTATGGTCAATTTGTCTTATGTAGTGAACTAAAGGGCGACATTGGTTCATTGTTTAAGACAGTTAATCTATCAACATCTACTACTAATCCTGCTGCAAGTATTACAGGTACAGCAAGAGTTCGTTTTGTAGAAAAGAGTGGTGTTAATTTTAAAGTCTATCTATTTGATATCAAGATGAATAGTGGACAGTCTTTCCGAAATATTAAAACACTTGGTACTAGTACAACTAATAGAGCAATCCCTGTTTTTGAATCTAGTAAAGCAGTGATTAAGGATGCAACTAAAGTAAACTTAGTATATCCTCTTCCTAATCCAAGACCAAGAGCAATTACAGACGTTGACTTTGAAGTTCAAAGAGTTTCTGCTACGATTTCTAATTCTTCAAGTTCATTCTCTATGCCTAACTTGACTGTGACTGGTGAAACCTATACCAATACAAGTGATTGGATTGTTATTAATGCATCTACTGGTGCTGTACAAACTGGTGCAACTTTTGGTACTTCTGGTACTACCTCTATGACTGTTAGTAATGTAGCATCTGCTAATGCTATCGTATATCATAAAATTAACAAAGCATCCCCAGTAGTTAGACCAAAGACATTAACCGATGCAACTGCAACCGCAACATTATCAACCGATTCTTTAACTGGTGCAAAATATCTAGATTTAGGTAAAACTGATGTCTATAGTGTACAATCAATTAGACTAACTAATTCTGGTGGTACAGATATCTCTCATCAATTTACTGTTGATGATGGTCAACGAGCAGGATTCTATGGTAATGGTCGATTAGTATTAAATGGTGGAGAGACTCAAAACGGAACAGTTTACTGTGCATTTAAACATTTTGTTCATGGTAATGGAGATTACTTCTCAGTTAACTCTTACGAAGGTAAGGTTGATTATGACAAGATACCCGCATTCAAAGTCGGGCCTAGAACATCCGTAAACTTACGTGACGTAATTGATTTCCGTTCTGCGGTAAACTCTAGTAATGTATTTACTACTTCATCACAAAATGAAATCCCTGCTAATGGTGATATCTTCCAAGGTGACGTAACATATTATGTCCCTCGTTCAGATAAAATCGTAGTTACCGAACAAGGTGAAGTTAAAAATATTTTAGGTGAAGCAGGATTTTCTTCTCAGATTCCCGCAACCCCATCAAATACTCTAGGTCTTTTTGAACTAGAACATAACGCATATGGTCTAAATGACTCTGACGTAGTTGTAACTCCTCTCAAAGCGAAAGGATTTACAATGAAAGATATCTCTGAACTAGAGAATAGAATTGATAAGTTAGAAGAAGTAACAACTTTAAGTATGTTAGAACTTGATACATCTTCACTCTTAGTTCTTGATTCTGCTGGAAACTCTAGAATGAAATCAGGTTTCTTCGTAGATAACTTTGCAAATAGAAGTTTCTCAGACGCAGAAAACTCAGAATATCGTGCTGCTATTGACCCAACTAAAGGTTTACTTTCATGTGCAACCTTTGAAGATAACGTTGGACTTGTATATGACAGTGCCGCATCATCAAACACTATTCTTAAAGGTGATACGATATTCCTTAATTATACACATGTTGAATCAATAAGTCAACCAGTAATTTCTGGAACAGAGAACGTTAACCCATTCGCAGTTATTACTGGAGAAGGAAATCTTACTCTATCTCCAGCTTCAGATGAATGGTTTCAAACAGCATACAAACCCGCAAATGTAATTAACAAAACTGCGGAAGAACAACTAGGTGACCTAAACGAAGGTAATCTTGCAGTAGGTACTGCACAACAACGTGGATTCGCTGGCGGTAGTGGTGCATGGATGTGGTCTGGAGCGCCTTTTATTCCATTAATAGGATTCGGTGAATTCGGTATTGGTGGTGGCGGTGGTGGTATCGGCAACCTCTTTGGAGGATGGAGAGGAGCGGGTCAGTGGAACTGGTCTGGTCTAAACACCCAAAGAAGTTCAAACGGTATAAACCGAACTGGTGTGTCTACAACAAACGATGGTACATTTACTAGTAGAACTTCAAGTTTTAGTCAAAATGTAGTTGTTGGTAATAGAACAGTTCGTAAGATTGTTGGTGATAAAACTGTATCATTAACATTCCTTCCTTTCATTCGTTCTCGTGAGGTATCTTTCCGTGCAGAAGGTTTAAGACCTAACACTAGATACTTCCCATTCTTTGATGGTACAGATGTTGCAACTTTCTGTAAAGAAAAAGCATTCCAAAGACATGCAAGCGGAACGTTCCTAAGTGGTAAAGAAAATAGATTAGCTACTACTCACCCAGAGGGTTCTTCGAATTTAATATCTAACTCGAATGGTGAAATTGAAGGTTCATTCTTTATTCCGTCAAGTGAAACAAATCGTTTCCGTGCGGGAACAAGAGAATTTAAACTACTTGATATTAGTAAGAATGATGATGACGCTGCTTTATCACATGCATCAAATAACTATGTTGCTCAAGGTACATTGGATACTAGACAAGAGACTATTACATCTACTCGTATTACTCAGAAGAGAACTCGTAGATGGACAGAGACTACACGTGTCCGTAATCGTGACCCTCTTGCACAATCATTCACAGTAACAAAACCATCTGGAATGTTTGTAACTAAGGTTCAGACTTATTTTCAAAGCAAGGATACAAGTATTCCTGTTGAATTACAGATTCGTCCTATGGTAAATGGCGCTCCATCTTCTACAGAGATTATTGGTAATGCGTCTAAGTTCTTGAACCCAAGTGCGGTAAATCTTCCTGCTTCTCAAACACAAGCTGCGGTCTTAAATGCACCCACTACATTTGAGTTTGATGAACCAATCTTCTTGAATCCAGAAACGGATTATTGTATTGTTCTTCTTGCAGAATCAATTGATTATAATGCTTATGTCGCAGAGACTTATGCATTTGAACTTGGTTCTACAGAGAAACGTATTTCACGTCAACCATCTATGGGGTCATTATTTAAATCTCAGAATGGTAAGACATGGGAGCCAGACCAAACAAAAGACCTTGCATTTAAAATCTTCACTGCTGACTTTGATACTGCGGGTGGTTATGCAGTGTTTGAAAACGCTGCTCTTGAAAAAGAATCAATTTCAAGTAATCCATTCTTTACAACATCATCCGATGCGACAGTTACTATGTTATTCCCGAACCACGGTTATGATGTAAGTGATACTATCACAATTTCAGGTGCTGTTGGTGGTAATGGATTGTCTGCGGGTAATATAAACGGTAACAGAACTGTTACTCACGCAGATGGATTTGGTATTAAGTTTGAAGCGGGTAGTAATGCAAATGCGGGTGGTAGAGTTGGTGGAGATGCAGTTAAGGCAGATAGACAGGTTCTATTCGATACTGTTGTTCCAGAATTTACAACATTACAACCCGATGACACAAATATAACATATAATGTTAAATTTACTTCTGGTAAATCATTTGCTTCTATTGGTCAAACAAGATATCAAAAAGATATTACATACTCTTCTGAGATTCGTATTGGAGATGAAAACTATTTCACAACTCCAAGACTTATTGCTAAGACTGCAAACGAGTCTGTTGAACTAGGTTCAGGGGTTAAGTCTGCAACATTTAAAGTTAACATGACAACAGTCCGTGGAGATGTTTCTCCATTGGTTGATGCACAAAGAGTATCACTCAAAACTACAAACAATATTATTGATAATCAAGCAGCGGCTACTGCTGCGGGATTCAATGTTCCGTTGAACTATGTTGCAGAAACAACAGCGTTTGGTGGTTCATCACTTGCAAAACACATGACTACAGTCGGTGTTCTTGAAGAACCCGCTGTTGGTTTAAAACTAATAATTGGTTGTCTAAGACCAGTTGGTTCAGACTTTGATTTATATTGGAGAGTTGCACAAGATGGTGACAACATCTTTGATATAGATTGGACACTAGAATCACCAGAACAAACGATTGCTGCTGATGAAAGAAACTTCCGTGATTATCGTTTCCTAATTGGTGGAGACGGTGGAGATGTTGATGCATTCTCGCAATATCAATTTAAGATTGTAATGCGTACTAATAACTCTGCAAAAGTTCCTTTCTTCAAGGACTTACGTGCAATTGCAATGGCAACATAATGAAATCGTATGTTGCTATAGAAGGAAATTCATCTTTAGCAAGAGACCCAAATTCGGGGACAATTGTTAATATAAATAAAGATGAGATAAGTAAAGCTCGTTTATTAAAAACGAAAAGAAAAGAACAAGAAAGAGAGTTTGATGATTTAAAGAATGAAGTAAGTGAAGTTAAAGAACTCCTTAACAAACTAATAGAGAAACTGTAATGGCTACCGCAAAACCGACAATTACAACGATTAATGATACGTTCACTACGTTGGTTACTAATACCAACACTGTCTCATTAGACTTAGGTGCAACTGGTCGATTAAACACGAATCAGGACTCTAGTGCCGTTGCAGCTATTAATGAACTGGAACTAGGTATTCGTGGTACTTCGAATGACTTAGTTGCAACTGATTTATCACAAGCAGGAATTACTGCAAATAACGTTGTGTCTGCACTAGTAGAACACGATGTAGATATGCATGGTTCTGGAGGTGGTAATGCCGCTTCTGATTTAACAACAAATGCAAATGATATTGTATCTGGTGTTAATGAACTAGAAGTTGCTATTCGTGGAACTGATAATGGACTAGTCGCTAATATCCTATCAACCACTGCAACTAACTTAGTTACTGGTATTGGTGAACTTGACTCTGATATTGGTGCAAGACCACACACAAATCTTACAACTGGTGCAAAGAATCTTACTGCTGCTATCAACGAACTTGAAGCAGACATATTTAACGCAGAGGGTGGAACTAAAAGAACTCTTGCGTCCCTTGGTACAACCGATAAAACTGGTATCGTTGATGCAATCAATGAACTAGAAACTGCAATCCGTGGTACTACAGCAAATTACACTATTAGTACTACTAGTAACGATTTAGTAGGTGCGGTAAACGAACTTGATACATTGCAAGGTAATGTTTCAATGGGAACAAGTGCATCTACTGTTACAGGTGCAATTAAAGAACATGATGATGAGTTAGGTACAATTACTGCTCTTGCAATGGGTACAACTGCATCTACAGTATCTACTGCGATTGCAGAACTAGAAGTAGAGATTGATACACTTAATACAAAAGTCGAACCCGCCCAAGCATTAACAACTACTGCAACTACATTATCAGATGCAGTAAATGAACTTGATGCACTACAGGGTGACAGTGCAATGGGTACAACTGCAACTACCGTTACAGGTGCGATTGCAGAACTAGAAACAGAGATTGACACACTCAATACCTTTGTTGAACCTACACAATCATTGACTACTACTGCAACAACTGTTGCGGATGCAATCAACGAACACGATGCAGAGATTGGTGCTGCCTCTCTCAACACATCTGCTACCACATTACGTGGTGCAATCAATGAACTACATACAGAGGTTGGTGCTGCAATTGGGGCAACTCATAACACAACCACTGGTAATATTGGTTCATCATTAAACTTACTAGATAGTGCAGTTGGTAACCTTGATGGTTTAAATGCTACCGATGTTCCTGCTGCGGGTCATAATAACTTAGTATCCGCTATCAACGAAGTTGCTGCAAGAGTAACTGGACTTGATGCTTCTGGTGCTGAGGTTGATTCTAGAATCGGGTCGTTATCAAATCTACACGCTGCTTTCACAGGAACAGAAGATGACAGTATAGTGAATGCTATTAATGCATTAAGGGGTGATATTCCACTTATATTCGATGAGAATGGAACACAACTTAATTAATTGGAGAAAGTGCGAACATGACTGTTCCATTAAAGTTAAAAGACAGTGCTGCACCCACTGAGTTGCAAGTATTCTCTTCTGCGGAGGAGAACTACTTAGCATATCTAGCGGGTCAACATATGGCGGGGTATGCCAATGGTACGCCTGGCACTTTAAGCACTACCAACACAGGAAACCTTGTTGGAACATTAACTGATACATCATTTGATTCTGCTGTAGGAACTGGTGGTGGCGGGTCTCTATTAACAATTGGTACAACCACAACTTCCCTTTATCAAGCAGCGGGAAGTATTTCTGACGCAACAATAAGAAGTTCTAATAATTTCCGTCTTCCTGTAATGCAGAGAGACAGTGATGGTCAAAGAGTTATCCGTGAAATGGATGACTCAGATATGGATTCTTTAATAACCAGAATTAGAAGTCGTGTTTTTACATCTGACTATCCAAGTACATATAGACTAGGGTCTTCAACTCCGACAGGAAGTTGGGGTGCTGTTATATCAAATTTAGCGACAGATACTAGAACTGATGGAACTTCTATAGGTTATAATATTTACAGAAAAACTAATGATACTTCACCCACTAAGGTATTACCGTTTTCTATAAAACGTGCTAGTGGGTCTACAGGAACGTATCAAGGTCTTCAGTTGATGACCGATGACCAAGTTAGACAGACCTTTGCAGATTATCTTAGAAATAAAATTGCCTCAGAAGTATCATCTAATGGAATTGGTTCTTATAAAATATATCCTTCTGGTACAACACCAACGGGTCAAGGTTTGCCTGGCACATGGGCTGCAAAAGGAACTGCTACAGATACTAGACAGGTTGTTAGTGACGTAAACTATACAAGGGCAAGGTCATCAACCTATTCAAAACTTAGAACGTCAACATATAGTGCTGATTATTCAAGAAATCGTTCGTCTACTTTTTTAAGTCACAGTGACGCTACTAGGACAAGTAGTTACACAACAACTCGTACTACCGATAGAACAGACCACTATGCCGCATCTGGTTTTCTAGGTAACTATACTGGTGACTTTACTGGTAATACAGAAAGAGTCTATTCAAGAAATAGAAGTAGTGCTTTAAACTACCAAGGTAATTATACTCAAAACTTTACTGCTGCTTATTCTAGATTAAGCGTATTCACAGGAAACTATGCGGATGCCGAAGGTAATAATTTTATACGACAAAGTAATGTAGTTAATAATTATACTGGTAATTATGCTAATGCTTTTGCTGGAAACTATGGTAGAATAAACGTATACTCTGGTAATTATACTGGTGAATACACAAGAAATAGTACAAGAGATAGTCAATCAATTGATGATGCCAACTACGCCAGAGACTTTACAGGTAACTATGCCAGAAACTTTGATAGAAGTAGAGAATCTAACTATACTAGAAATAGTACTGATGCAGTCTTGACAAACTTCCAGAGAACATCTACCAGAGATTCTAACAGAGATTCAAATAGAACTATAACTGGTGACTTTACTGGTGACTTTACTGGTGACTACACAAGAAATTATACTGGTGATTTCCAAAGAACTTCTATTCAAACGACAAATTATACTGCCGTTTACCAAAGAGGTAGACATAAGCAAGGTAATGTTCAATACTATACTGGTGATTTCATAGGACAAAGATATTATACTAGACAAAGACAAAACTATGCATATGGTTGGACTGGTTATTATTATTCAAGGTCTAATTCTACTACGGATGATTACTGGAGAGTAATCTATGGTGGGCCGAGTCATGTTAATGGTGACCAATATGGTATTTCTGTTTTTGCTAAAATATATGCCTCCAGTGCGGATAATACAGGGTCAAGCCAGCAACTTGGGATGACTAATGCAGCTACTACTGGGTTAGATGACCCATCAAGTGTGTTACCTTTTAGTCAATATCTAACAATAACTTCATACAATTATACTACTGGAATACCTAGCTATGAAGATTTTGTTGGAGGTACATGGGCAAATTTCATTACTAAAATGAAACTAGTAACGGGTATGATAATTGGTAATTATGAATATGAGAAGGGTAGTTTTCAGGGTCGATATCATAGTAATTTATATAATGATTACCCCGATGCTGATTTTCCATATTGGGATTTTTACTCTGTAAGACGTAGGTCTGCGGCATACTTTACTGGTAACTTTGCAGCATCATTTATTGGTGAATATCAAAATACCTTTGCACGTGCATTCACAAGAAACAGTACTGCAAACTCAACGACTGAGTATGCGGGTGATTATGCGGGAGATTTTGCGGGAAATTTCTTGGGTGATTATGTTGGTGACTTTACTGGTGATTACACAAGATTTTTCAGTGGTCAATATTCTAGAAACTATGTTAGTACAAGAAGTTCTAATTTTAGTGGAGGAGACTCATATTCTCGAACCTTTACTGGTAATTTCATAGGAAACTTTACTAGAACATTTACTGCTAATTATATTGGTAATTATACTAGAAACTATGCGGGTCAATATACAGGTAATTATTTAAGAAACTTTCAAGGAAACTTTGCTCGAACCTTTACTGGTAACTATGCGGGTCAAACCATAGGTAGTGGTAATCAAAATATTGAGACTTATACTCTCTACGTAAGAACAGCATAAATAGGTTGATATGGGAACTACCACACTAAAACTTGAAGGTACAAATGGTGACCTCAAGGAAATAACAACCACAGAGGAGAATTACCTTGCGTATCAAGCAGGGTTGCATCTTTCTGCGTTGGATTCTAGTGCAGTAGGAACACTTACCGCATCCTCAACTAATAACGCTTTAATCGGAACATATACCGATACTACTTTTGACGATGCAGTTGGAACACACGGATTTGCTAGTGGTAATGTTCCAGTAATACAAACAACAACATCATTATATCAAAGAGAAGGTATCACTAACTTTGCGGGTGACTCCGATGCATTTAGATATCCTATTGAGTTTAATGATAATAGTGGAACAAGTGAGATTCATGAACTTGATTCCTCAGAAGTAGATACACTCACAGACCGTTTAACAAGTCGTATTGCAACATCTGAATATCCAGGCACATACCGATTAGGTTCGTCTTCGCCAGGCGGAACATACTCAACATATAAAGCTGGAGTATTCTCTGATAGATTACAAACAGGTTCTTCAGGAACAGTATATAACCTTTATGTGAAGTCTAGTATGTCTTCACCGACTGTAGTAAGACCTGTCTCAATTAAACGTGCATCTGGATTGACTGGTTCTTTCCAAGGTCTGAAAGAAATGACCGATGCAGAAATTAAATATAGTTTTGGGTCAAGAGTACAATCTAGAATATCAAGTGGTTCTAATGGAGTTGGAACATATCAATTAAGAAGTAATGTTCAAGGCGCTCCAACAGATACAGGAACTTGGGCGACTCGTGGTACTGCAACGGATACTCGTTTTAACCTAGTAAACACTGATTATAGTGCAAACTATCAAAGGGTTAGTACAACAGATTCTACTAGAAACCGTACCGCAGATTTCTCTAGAAGTGTTGATTACGTAGGTAATTACTCAAGGAATTTCACAGGTAATTTTCTAGGTGAATATACTGGAGACTTTACAGGTAACTTTGTTGGAGACTTTGTTGGGGATTATTCCAGAAGTTTTATTGGAGATTACGTAGGTAATTACTCCAGAGACTTTGAAGGTAACTATACTGGTGATTACTCTAGAAACTTCCTTGGTAATTATATCGGAAACTATGCTCGTGCATATTCTGCTGTATATTCAAGAACAAGAGTCACTACATTTACTGGTGATTTCACTGGTAACTATGTCGGAAACTATTCAAGAAACTATAGTGCTGCATATACTAGAAACAGTACTGCGGAATTCATAGGAGATTTCACTGGTAATTATACAGGTAATTATACAAGAAATTATTCTGCAAACTATCAGAGAACACGTGTTACTAATTTCCTTGGAGATTTTACTGGTGACTATACAGGAAACTACGCAAGAAACTTTGAAGCAGATTATACCAGAGATAGAGTCACAACATTTACAGGTAATTTTTTAGGAGATTACACAGGAAACTACGCTAGAAACTTTGAAGCAGATTATCAGAGAACACGTGTTACTAACTCAGCGGGAACATACACTGGTAACTTTGAAGGAAACTATACAGGTAACTATGCCAGAAACTTTAGTGCTGATTATCAAAGAACTCGTTCAACTGATTACACACAAGTTTTTACTGGTAACTTTGAAGGAAACTATACTGGTAACTATGCTCGTAACTACACTGGAAACTACGCTAGAAACTTTAGTGCTGATTATCAAAGAACACGTATTACTGATTACGTAGGAGATTATGCAGGCGACTATACAGGAAATTTCTTAGGTGATTATACAGGTAACTATGCACGTAATTATAGTGCGAACTATCAAAGAACTCGTGTTACTACATACACTGGAGATTTTGCGGGAGACTATGCGGGTGACTTCGTAGGTAACTATGCTAGAAACTTCCTTGGTAACTATGCTAGAAATTATCATGGTGACTTTGAGGGTAACTACACAGGAAACTATGCTCGTAATTATCTTGGTAACTATGCTCGTAACTACACAGGTAACTTCGTAGGTGACTATTCAAGAACTCGTGCTACTGCATACGCAAGGACACGTGCTACTGCATATTCAAGAACTCGTGCAACTAACTATGCGGGTGGTGGTAAAGGTGGTAACGCTTATAACTACACTGGTAACTTTGTAGGTAACTACACTGGTAACTTCGCTGGTAACTACACTGGTAACTTTGTAGGTAACTACGGAAGAACTCGTGCTACTAACTATGCAAGAGCGTTTACTGCAAACTATGCCAGAAACTTTAGTGCCGCATATACCAGAGACCGTAATACAAACTATGCTAGAAACTTTACTGCAAACTATGCTAGAAACTATACAAGAACATCTACCAGAGATTCTAATAGAACTCGTATTACTGATTACGTAGGTAATTTCTTAGGTGACTATACTGGTAACTATGCTAGAAACTTTAGTGCTGATTATCAAAGAACATCTACCAGAGATTCTAATAGAACTCGTATCACTACATACACGGGTGACTTCTTAGGTAATTACACTGGTAACTATGCAAGAAATTATAGTGCAGACTACGCTAGAAACTTTAGTGCAGACTATGCTAGAACACGTGTAACAGATTACACAGGTAACTTTGTCGGTGATTTCTTAGGAGATTACACTGGTAACTATGCAAGAAACTATCAGGCAGACTATGCTAGAACTCGTGTAACAGATTACGTTGGTGATTATGTTGGTGACTTCTTAGGTAATTACGTTGGTAACTATGCAAGAAACTATAGTGCTGATTACCAGAGAACTCGTGTAACTGATTATGCGGGGAACTTTGTAGGTAATTACACTGGTAACTATGCTAGAAACTATCAAGCAGACTATACTAGAAATAGTACAGATACTTTTGTAGGTGATTTCTTAGGAGATTACACTGGTAACTATGCTAGAGAATTTACTGCGGATTATTTAAGAAATAGTACTGCAACATTCTTGGGTGATTTTACGGGTGATTATACAGGAGACTATGCAAGAGCATTTAGTGCAGACTATACAAGAAATAGTGTTGCTGATTTTGCGGGTAATTTCTTAGGTGAATATACAGGAAACTATAATAGAAGTTTTACTGCTGATTACCAAAGAACTAGGGTGTCTACTTATAGTGCCGCCTATAGTAGAACAAGAACATCTCTATATAGTGCAAACTATCAGAGAACAAGAAGTTCTGCATACACAAGGAATTCTACAGTAGATTCTACAAGAAACTCAACTGCGGTATTTACTAGAACTTGTGTTGTTGTACGTTCAAGTGCATACAGTAGAACTAGAACAAGTGTGACAACATTTACTGGTGATTATACTGGTAACTTTGTTGCAGAATTTACAGGTGACTATGTGGGTAACTATGTCGGAACAACTATTGACTCAGGAAGTTCAGTAATTAAGACATACACTCTTTATCAGAGAACCGCATAATAAACTTATATATAAACGTGAAGTGTTAGGAGATTAAACATGGCAAGAGTATGGTTAGATAATGCATTCTGGGAAACCCCCAAAAAACAAATGTTGAATGCAATCAGCGAAGAAAGTGTTGATAATAAAGAGATTCGTCAAGTTCATAAACTGAACAGACACAATAATAATGGAACTGAGAACGCTCTATTCTTAGAGGCAGTCGCTTACATTACAGAAGAAAAGATTGATGCTGCAAGTAAGAAACGTCTTGAAAAGAAACAAGCAGAAGCAGAACTTGAGAAACAAAAACAATTAGAACATGAACGTGCAAAGAAGTTAGAAAAACTTTTTGAATATAAACTAGAGACTTTTGAGATTGCTGAAATCAAAGATTCTAAAAACAGACTATTAAAATCAAAGTTAAGACGTTCTAGGTCTATCCCAGAAGTAAACTTATATGCTATGATGATTGTGAAGGAATCTATAGAGAATGAAATCGACTCAAAGTAAAGGATTTGTAATTGTAGCGTCTAAGAATCACAACTTCTATATTTACGCTTGCAATTTAATGGAATCAATCAAAGACTTCTATCCAGAAGCACTCATTACTCTGGTTACCGAAGAAAGATTCTTGGATGACCGTGCAGATGAAGCTGACCAAATAATCTTTTGTACCGACCACTATCGTGCAAAACTATGGGGTATGGCACAAACTCCGTATGATATTACCATGTATGTTGATGCAGACATGGACTGTGAACACGAAGATATAATAACTGTATGGGATGAGATGCAAGATTATGATATGGTCTTCCATGAACTTACCAAAGAACGTGAAAAGTTTTATGCAATTCGTGAATTTAAATATGAAGATAAAAGGGAGAAGTTCCGTCTATGCGGAGGAGTTTGTCTCTATAGAAGTGAGAATCCATTAGTCCGTGAATTTATGGATGATTGGTTTGAAATGTATAATCTCCAACACACTAATGAGTGGCAACCAAAAGGGTTTGACCACGACCAATTTCAAAAGGATTTAAAACACTTTGACCAAACAACTCTCTGGTACATGACAGAGAAGATGGAAAAATATAAAGATTTAAAAATAGGAATCTTCTCAGATGATATTAGATGGAATTATTTCACTCAATATGCATATGAAGGATTGAAATCAATAGAAGGAAAACCACCTATATTAAGACATTACTCAGGGTCTTTGAAGAAGGATAAACTTATAGTATGATAGACATTCCGATTAATAATAAAGATGTGAAACAAGCATTAGATAATTTCTTATGGTATTATAACAATAGAGAAGTATTATCTAAAGAGGTTCATCTCCATGGTGAAGCAAAGGACAGAAGTCACTGGGTTGGTACAAAACACAGAGATGAAATCATTGCTCAAGACACAAACCATGAAGGATTTCCAGATGCAGTTCATGGATACTCTTTAAAATCGGATAGAATTCAGTTTGTTGAAAGAAATAATCCAAATAATGCATCTTATATATCAAAATTTGGTGAACTCAATACTGAACTTTGTACAATATTATCCACACGTAATAACGCATTAGCACAACTTTATCCCCCAAATGGACATATTTCGTGGCATAATAATGCAAATGCATCTGCATATAATATTATTTTCTCTTGGTCAGAGACGGGAGAAGGATGTTTTAAATATGTTGATGGTCATACAGGTGACGAAGTTGTCATGCAAGATGTAAAAGGATGGCAGTGTAAAGCAGGATATTTTGGTGCATATGGTGAACCTTGGTATAAAAGGGTGTATCATGCAGCCGAGACTGACTGTTGGCGATTGACCGTATCTTACATATTTGACCGAACTGATATGTCTATGGGTCTACAAGACGATATAATAGAAGAAATAATGTCTGATTTTTGATGTAGTTAGGTTTCGTTTCCTTATAAATAAAGACAAGAAGAAAGTTTATTGTTTTTATATGGGTACTCTAAATGTTGACACCAAACTACGAAGATATTACAATTACACAAGGTGCAGATGTAGCGATAGAAATACATCTCATCAATGACAGCGACAGTGCATATGACCTTACCAATAGGTCTGTAGCATCTAAAATGAAAAGAAATTATACCGATTCTGCGGGTGACCCAGATACGGTAACATTTAATGCGTCTATAATTTCCCCAGCAACTTCGGGGATTGTAAATCTCTCACTAACTAATACTCAAACAGATGCGTTGAAGACTCGTGGACGTTATGTCTATGATGTAGAAATATCTTATGTCGATAGTGATTCCAACACAATAATCCAAAGAGTCCTCGAAGGTCAAGCAGAAGTAAGTCCTTCGGTCACTAAATAAGGAAAAAATTAATGACTGATAAGATATACATCAAAAAGATAGTCGTTGGGACTCCAATTAAGCGAGTAACATCTGGTGCGTTTTCTATTGAAAATTTATCAGGGGTAGACGTAAGTGCGACAGAATCCGATGGTTCAATCCTTGCATGGAAATCAAGTGCAAGTAAATTCGTCACAACAAATTTAAAAGGTTCTACTAATATATCCGCTAACTACGATAGTGGTCTGGAACAATATACTTTTAGTTTTACTGGAGACACAATTACGGGTAGTCTTATACCCGACTCCAATGAGGCATACGACCTTGGTAGTGCAACTAAAAAATGGAAAGATTTACATCTAAGTGGAAATACTATTCAACTTGGAACTATATCACTAAGAGATAGTAATGGTTCTTTCGTTGTTGTTGACAGTGGTGGTAGTAAAGAAACTCTTGGGGTTTCTCTTTCTTCAAATAACACTGGTGTTTTAAACTTTGATAGCGGTTTAGGTCAGTTTACATTTAACGATTCTGACCTTGCAAGAACAAACATCAATGAGACATTCCATAGTGGTATAACTGTACTTAATGGTGCAACTATTGACAGTGCAACCATTACTAATCTTGCAAACACAAATTTAACTGGAAGTCAAGCGACTTTCGATAGTGCAAACATTGGTACTCTACGAGTAACTGGTAATACTGTCCTTGATGGTAATCTGACCATTACTGGTACAGAGACTACCGTAAACACCGAAACAATTAACCTTGCAGACAATACGATTGTCCTAAACTCTAATGCAACTGGTACACCTAGTGAAGATGCGGGTATTGAGATTGAACGTGGTTCTTCTGCAAACAAATCATTCTTATGGGATGAAGGTAGTGAGTACTGGACACTAGGTTCAGAGACTCTTCAAACTACAGGTAAAATTTTATACGGTAACGTCTACAGTTCAGAAGGTGACTTACCAAATGCGGGAACATATCATGGTATGTTCGCACACGTACATGGAACAGGTAAAGGTTACTTTGCACATGGTGGTGCATGGCACAAACTATTAGACGAAACATCGTCAACAACTGCAAACTTGACCGAAGGGTCAAACCTCTATTATACTACTGCACGTTCCGATAGTGACTTTGATATTCGACTCGCAACTAAAAATACTGCGAATCTTTCTGAAGGGTCAAACCTCTATTATACAACTACTCGTGCAGATTCAGACTTTGATGTCAGACTTGCTACCAAAACAACAAGTAACGTAGCAGAAGGCACAAATCTCTATTACACGTCTACAAGAGTTGATTCAGATATACTGAATTCATCTATTGACGCACAAAGAGCTGCTCCAGTATACCACAAAATTGTAGTTACTGTAGAAAGTGGTTATTACTTAATAGACGGAACTTCACAAGCAAATATGGTGTTGTCACCTAATGTTGTGTACAGATTCGACCAATCACATAGTAGTAATAGTTCACACCCATTAGTATTCTCTACTACATCCGATGGAACACATGGTGGTGGTTCAGAATTATCTTCAAACTTTAAAGTATATAATAAAGTAGGTAATGCTGGCTCTACAGGTGCATATGTTGATTTAGCAGTAGAACAAGATGCGGGTAAACTTTATTACTACTGTCAGAGTCATGGTGGAATGGGTGGTGTTGCAAATACAAGTCCTCTTTCATCTATCAGTGTTACAGACGCTGGCGGGGATGGTTCACTTTCATATAATAGTTCAACTGGTGTAATAACTTACACAGGGCCAAGTGCAACCGAAGTCAGAGCGCATTTAACAGCAAACAAAGGTTTGTCTGTATCCAACGGTGAGTTTAATATAGATTCCGCTAACGTTAGAGGCATGTTCTCTGCGGGTGGTGACCTATCTTATAATAGTGGAACAGGTCAGTTCTCATTTGACGTAGAACAAGTCTATACCAAAACAAACTTTGATTCCGATTTAGGTGCTGCATTAGATGGTGGAGCGGGTATTACATATGACTCCGCACAAGACACTATCTCTATTACAGCAACTGGAGTAACTGCGGGAACATACGGTAACGCATCTCAGATTCCAGTATTTTCAGTTAATGCACAAGGTCAATTAGACAGTGCGGGTACAGTTGCAGTTGCGGGTGTATCTACATTCTCATTCGATTCCGCAAATGGTAATATTACAATTGGAACTGCGGATGGAGGAAGTTTCCTCACAACTATTACTCTTGACCCATATACTACTACAAATCTAACAGAAGGTACAAGAAAATATTATACTACTGCAAGAGCGGATAGTGATTTTGATATTAGACTTGCAACCAAAACTACTCAGAATGTAGCAGAACATAGTTCTAATCTTTATTACACAACTGCAAGATGGGACGCACGTCTTGCTCAAAAAGATTTAGATAATATTGCAGAAGGTTCAACAAATTTATATTATACCTCTGCTCGTGCAGATAGTGACGCAAAGAACTCAGTATCAGTAACAGATGCGGGAGGTGATGGTTCACTATCCTACAACTCAACAAATGGTGTCTTTACATATACAGGGCCGAGTTCAAGTGACGTTCGAGCTCACTTTAGTGCTGCGGGTGATTTAACTTATGACTCTTCTACTGGTAGATTCTCTATTGATGTGGAGAATGTTTATACAAAGTCTAACTTTGATTCAGACCTTGGTGATGCACTAGTTGGTGGAACAGGAATCACATATGATTCTTCTTCCGATACAATCAATCTTACAAACACTGGTGTTACTGCTGCAACATACGGTTCTTCAACTTCAGTTCCCCAGATTGCAATCAATGCTCAAGGTCAAGTTACCTCTGCAAGTAATGTAACTATTGCGGGTGTTACTGGTGTAGATTTTGATAGTTCAAACGCAACTATTACAATACAAACAACTGGTGGAAACTTTACGGATGTCATATCACTCGACCCATTCACTACTGCAAACTTATCAGAAAATACTAACCTCTACTATACCGATGCAAGAGCAAGAGCATCCAACTCTGTCACAGATGCGGGTGGAGACGGTTCACTGGCATATAACAGTACTACAGGTGTTATCACTTATACTGGGCCTAGTGCTGCTGAAGTAAGAGCGCATTTAACCGCAAACAAAGGACTCTCCGTTTCTAATGGTGAGTTTAACATAGATTCTGCAAATGTCAAGGGAATGTTTAGTGCATCTGACGCTGGCGGAGATGGAAGTTTTGCATACAGTAATGGTGTCTTTACATATACAGGGCCGAGTGCGACAGAAGTAAGAGCGCACTTAACCGCAAATAAAGGACTTTCTGTATCCAACGGTGTATTCGACATTGACTCTGCTAATGTAAAAGCAATGTTCAGTGGTTCAAGTGGTGTAAACTACTCTAATGGTGCAATCACTGCCGACACAAATGAAATCAGAGGATTCTTTACTGCAAATAAAGGTCTTTCAGTTTCAAGTGGTGAGTTTAATATTGACTCTGCCAATGTTCGTGGAATGTTCTCAGGTTCAACAGGAGTAACCTATAATTCAGGTACAGGTGCAATTGCAATCGGACAGGCAGTTTCAACATCCGATGATGTAACCTTCCAAGACGTAACAGTCAGTGGTAACCTAACAATTACAGGTGACACAGTTCAGACTGGTAGTGTTGTATCCGACAATAACTTTACAGGTCTAACCAACTCTAATACAGGAAACAGTCAAGACTTTGGTTTCTATGGTAAGTATGTAGAAGGTGGAACAACCAAATATGGTGGTGTATTCTACGATGCATCTACAGATAATACATTCAGATTATTTACTGATACACAAACACTTCCGACTTCAACAGTAAATACTGGTGCTACAGGTTATTCAAGTGCAAACTTGATTGTTAAAGATATCAATGCCGAAGACTTAGTTCTCTCTGGTAATCTGACAGTCAATGGTGCTACTGTAACCAACAGTGCAACCAACACAACAATCGAAGATGCATTGATTGAACTTGGTTCTGGTAATACAGGTTCAAACTCAAATGACCTTGGTCTTGTTCTTGAAAGAGGAACAACTGGTGACAATGTGTTCATGGGTTGGGATGAGAGTATAGACAGAGTAAGATTCGCAACTACAACTGCTACAGGTTCATCAACAGGTGACTTATCACTTACAAATGCAAACGTTCAAGCAGCAAGATTTTATGGTGACTTAACTGGT